AGGTTTGCCGGGCGCCCCGGGGAAGCCAGGCACAGCCGGCCGGGGCATTGCACGTGTCGAATCCTTTTATCTGCTCACGGCCGATGGAACCGCCCCCGGATACGACACACGCGGTTGGAAGAGCAAACCGTCCGTTCCGACATCGCAAACGCCTTGGCTTTGGACGTATGAGCGGGTCGTTTATTCAGACGGGGATAGCGAACGGAATGCAGTCCGTTTGGTTACGCGGTTGGGGAAAGACGGAGCCGAAGCACAACCCACGCGTCCCAATCTGCTTGACGGGACGGACTTTCATCAAGCCGGTGCGTGGGAACAGGGTATCAACGGCACACACGCCAAGACTGAGACAGCGAAAGACGTACAGCCCGCCGTCACAGGGTGCGGAGTACTGAGAACGATGGTGGAACGCGGTGCCGTGGGCGAAGAGTACGCAGAGTTCTCGCAGCGCATACCGGCGGACTTAATCGCGGGGCAGGACTACACATTTTCGGTTTATGTCCGTGGTAGCAATACCTGCTGGATGATCGTCTTTCCCAATTCGGGCGAGCATTTTCGTCTTTCGGCGGCAAAGCCCGGGGCGTGGCAAAGATTGTCGGTTTCATTTAAGGCAAGAGCAGCAAGACCCGGAGAGGAAAACCGCGCTTATTTACGCTGCTGGCTGAAAAACGCCGACAATGCACAGCGACACGAGGTGCTATTTTGCGCTCCCAAATTGGAAGAGGGCATAACGGCCACGCCATGGTGCTTATCAGAAAACGACAAAGTGGGCGCCACCGTGCAACATCGTGGTTTTTGGGACGCGTTTCCCGACGGGACGGTATTTCGGGGACGCAACGAGACGGGAGGAGGTTATGAAGACGTGGTGGATGTTTTGACGCCCGCGGGGACACGAGAAGCATATCGTTGCACCCGCACGCATACCAAAGCGGGAAACGAGACGCGCCCCGGTGCCAATTCTCCATATTGGAAAAAGGGCGACTCGTTCGAGCTGGTAAGCACCGGCATGTTGCTGGCAGGAACAGCACGAATCGAAAATCTCGCAACGGGAAACATCTCGCAGGATCGCATGGTTACCGCCGGTGCGGAAATGAGATTTTACGCCGCCGGCTGTAAGCACCCCGGACTCGTGTTTGGATATAGAACTGATACCCAAAACAGACGATTCCCGGTAATGCAATGCTTTGACCCCGAAACGGGAGCACTGCTCTATGATTTGGGACCTGAAGGGATATTTGCCAATGCACGCAGAGTGGCGGGAACATGGACATCACTACAGATGATTCGCCTGACAAAATACACTACGATTTCGCAACTCTACAAATGGTTGAAAGAAGAAAAAGACAATAGGCATGACCCGGAGATTGAGGAGATGAAGGTGGTAAGCCCTTATGACTATGATAATGGAAAAGAATTCCCTCTTTACGAGTTCGGCTATGGTGCCTATTATACCGAAGGCTGGAGTGAGTTCAGACGAGCAGACGGCAGCATGCACAAAATTTTTGAGGGTTCTCGAACTTCGATTCCTACAGAAGATTACCCCGCGGCTTTTTGGTTCAATCCGTTGGGAAATAATTATTTCACCACGGCTCCGCCTGAAAATGTCTTGGTGGACGAACACGGAGCGGCGATGGGTGATCTCAATTTTACACGAGTGGAAGACGGATGGTATTGTTCACGTCTTTGTCCTATAAGAGTTGAACGACCGAATTTTCAAATCAATGTCAAAGGACGAACGCGGAATGCGCCACTGTACGCAATTGAGCTCTGGAAATTTCATGCCGGAAAAAAGGTAGAAACGGGCACAACCTATTTTGTAGAATTCGATTTGGACAACGACCCGGAGGCTGCTGATGACGGCCGAGCACACAAAGGACGTAATCGCTATGGGGATGTCTATAAGGAAAGCCGAGACATTCACTTAGTAGATAAAGCGATTTTTGAGATACAAGGCTTTGAGTCAAGAACAAACAATAGTATTAAACCACAACAAAATTGATTATGCCAAACATCAATCCTTTTTTGCGCCACTTGCTGCGATTTGAAGCCGGCGTAGAGAACAAGAACAAATCAACGGACGCACTGTTCGAAAAAGCCCGCTTGCAGGGCTTTGCCAACGACCCGGACGACCGCGGTGGAGCCACAATGATCGGGGTAACACTCGCAGCTTTCACCGCATGGAGAAAATCTCAAAAACGACCCGCCCCGACGGTCAAAGAGTTGAAGGCGATTTCTTATGAAGAGTGGAGAAATATCGCTGATCACGATTTCTGGCAACGCTGCAAGGCCGACGAATTGAAATCCCAATCCGTGGCAATGATGGTCGCTGACTTTACATTCCACAGCGGAGTACATGGGATCAAAGCTCTTCAGCGTGTTTTGGCGCAGAATATTGACGGAATTATGGGTGCGAAGACTTTGGCCGCGGCCAATGCAACACCGCCCGAGACGCTGTTTCTTGCACTCAAAAACGAGCGGCTGCGATTTTTGCGTGCCATAGTGAAGAATAACCCGCGCCAACAAAAGTACCTCAAGGGCTGGATCTCAAGAGTGGAAGCGATTCCTTTTACAGACTGACATGAAGATTGATTCGAGCATAAAACTTTCACCGCTGATTCTGCTGGTGCTTAGCCTTTGCTTTTCAAGTTGCACCACCACCCGAACCGTGGAGCGGCGCGTTATAGTTCACGACACGCTGAAAGTCAACAGAACCGACACGCTTAGATTCACGGCACTTGTACGGGATAGCGTCTATTTGCATGATAGCGTTTATCTCGAAGGGGCAACCACCGTCAAAGAACGCATTAAAGAACGCTGGCACATTCGAACGGACACCGTTTGGCGAACAAAAACGGAAGCTCTTCACGCAGCACACTGGGAAACGGCACAACAGAAAGAAAGCCCAGAACCATCGGGGCAGCCTGGTATTTGGTGGGTGCTGCTGCTCCTCGCCATAGCCGGGGCGGTTCCCGTTCGATCAGGCAAAAAATAAATAGCGTAAGGTATGCAGTTACTCTCATCGATTCCATCATTGACCTTTCCTGATGAGTGGGAGGCTTTGACTATATCCTCAAGCACCCCCCTGAAGTGTTTGGTAAGCGTGAACGCGGCCGTTGTGCTGGACTTGACTTTGCGCCCATACAACGGGAAAATCGTACTCCACGACGTGGGAACGTTGATACGCGACCGCGCCGAGGGGAAAATTTTCGAGGTGAAGCTGGAGGTGGTGAAGGAAGGCAACCGAACAACACTGGTAACTTCATCAGTCATACCGGCACAGCGCCGAATGGGTGAAACGGCCACGGCCTTTGCCGCAAGCTCTTTCCTTTCGCTTTTGCAAACGACCAAGATCACGCACCGTGCAGCCACGGAACGCGTGGCTTGGATCGGTAGCGATAGCGGAGTGACGGTTACCACTGTATGGTCAACGCCCAAAAGCGTTTTGACACGAGCCGAAAGTATAGCTGCACAATCCACAGACGGAGCGAGCATTGCAGACGTTTCGCCGAATCGATTTACCCCACCCACCGCGGGAGCACAGCTTTGTAGGTACATCGTGAGTTGTGGAGCCCGCCGCCGCCACTTTATCATGGCGCCGCCGGGGCTTTCATTAGCGGGCGGAGTTGAGATCGAATACCGGAATGCATTCGGCATCATGGATACCATGCACGCATTCGGAACCGTGGAACGGAGTGCCAAACAGACGTACAAGACAGCGCGTATTTCAGGACGCACACAGAACTACCAATCTGAAGACGAAGTACAGTTGTCATGCACATTCGCGCCCCTTGCACCCGGAGACCACAGCGTGGAGGAAGTAGCCCTATCTCGTGAGGTGCGCTTGCTACCAAGCCGCGCGATGATCACACCGGTCGAATCTGAAATTAAAGAGAGCGACGACCCGACCAAAATAGGTTTGGCAACTATAAAGTTCAAAGTAGACGAAGAGGCGGCAGTCATCGACAACACAAGCACCGCCGCTCGCAGAAAGGTTTTCGACGATAGTTTTGACAATAGCTATGAGTAATCCAGAAAAGAGAAAATACCCCACGCGTATCCACCAAGCCGAGGCGCGACGTTTGTTGAGAGACGGGCAACCGCACCGCTTGAGGGTATGGGAACTCAGAACAGGAGAAATCTTGTTGTACCAGAGAGCGATTTTTCACAGCGAATATCGCAAACGGAGAAACACCCGCGTTCTGCTCCTACCATCGGGACAGATACGAGAGTTTCGGAACTATATGCTTTTTGAAATCGACGACATGAAAATTTATATGTAATGGAGACATCATTCGACTTTTGGACGATAGGCATGGACGGCGTGCAAGCCATGGTTGCAGAAGTGGGAGACACCACTGAAGTCTTTGACACAGTGGTGGGAGCCCCCAAGTCTAAAACTTTGCCCGGGAGCAATCATGAGAAATACATCCCTTTCGGCAACGACGATCAACTGCCATACGAGATGAAACGACTCATCGACGGAGATGAAGTGACAGCACAATGTCTGAATTTCAACGTCACCGCCTTGTATGGAGCGGGCGTCTACACCGGCGAGGACGACGCGCAAGCAGAACAATGGATCAGCCGACAGGCTTTGCCCATGTATGTGCTCGACCAAGCCACCGACATGCAGCTCTATTACTTTGCGGTTTCGGTCGTGATCCTTTCGGCAGACGGGAAACAAATCAACCGCCTTGTCCACAAAGAAGCCCCCTATTGTCGTTTGGCCGAGGCGGACAAGTTTGGCAAAATCCCCTTTGTCTATTATGCAAACTGGCATGGCAGCGCCCCGAAACCCGAGGAGATAGAAAAAATACCACTGCTGGACATGAGAGACCCGCTGGGAGATTTGAAAGTGCGCATGGGGCTTGACGTAGATCCGAAGACCGGACGTATGAGACCGCCGACGCGTGAACGGAAATTTGCCGTCGTTTCGAGATTCCCTACAGCGGGCTGCCAATATTACCCCGTGCCTTACTGGTCGTCCATACTGCGAGGGGGCAGCTATGACGAGAAGCGTTTGATTTCCGTGGGTAAGCGCGCCAAGCTGCGAAACCACACGAGCGTGAAATACTTAGTGGAGGTGCAGAACGACTACTACAGCAGAATTTGTCAAGAAGAGGGCTTGACCGATCCTGAGAAAATCCAAGAACGGGTACGCCGAGAGAAGGAAAACATTCGCAAGTTCCTTTCGGGCTTGGAGAATTCGGATAAGGTTTGGGTATCGAAATACTACATTTCGCCCGACGGACACGAACAACGCGATATTCGCATTAACGTCATCGACGGTAAGAAGGAAGGTGGCGAGTGGGCGGAGGATATCCAAGCCGCGGCAAATACCATCTGTTTCGCCTTTGGCGTTCATCCCAACATGGTGGGAGCGGTGCCGGGGAAAGCGCAAACCAATAATAGCGGATCGGACAAACGAGAACTTTACACAATGAAGCAAGCACTCCTCAAACCGATGAAGGACATTCTGCTGACTGCTTTGCGGTTGTGTTTTGCTTATAACGGCTTTCGGGGAACACCCACGCTGCCAATGATTCAATTAACCACACTCGACGAACATCGCGACGCTAAAATTACACAGTCATGAGTATTATCACAAAACAGAAGTTCGACGCCGTCGTGCCGGCATTCCGAGACGCAACAGACAGCGTATATCGCAAAATGGTGCCACAACTGGAGCTCTACGAAAGCCGTACAGCCGAGTTTGCACCATACGAAAAGCTGAACGAACTGCGAGAACGCTACATCTGTTTGGCCGCCGCTCACAACGCGGTGCGCAGCTTGGATCTCGTTTTGACCGGATCGGGCTTTGGCGTCATCTCCACCGCAGAGAAGACCCCCGCCTCTCAAGCCCGTGTGGACGCACTGCAAAGGCAACTTTACCAAGAAGCCTCAGAAGCGTTCGACGAGTTGAGAACAATGGCTTTGACCACCGATTGGAACAAAACCCACACCGCACGGAAGATGGTGGACAGTTTCCTTTTCACCCCCACCATGCTGAGAGAATACGGGGTGACATGCGAGGAACAAGACGTTTATGCGCGTGAATACAACCGTTTGGCACCGGAACGACACGAGGGGAGTATTCGCGTTCTCCACGAGATTTCCCCCGAGCTCTACGAGGTCATGCTGGACTGGTTGAGAGACGGCGGCGAATATCGCACCGACGACGATTCACCCCGACAACGGGCACTCCAAGTCATCTTGCAGCGAGGACGCATTCTCATGGCAAAGGATATGGTAGGCGGGGGGATAGCCAAAGCCGTCGACAATATAAGAGCGTCCTTAGCCCTTTATGGCGAACACCTCCCCGAATACACCGGATCTGCAACCTATAGAGCACGACACAGCGGCTTTTATCAGAATGAAACAGACCACCCCACATTCTTTTTTTCCTGAGACCGTACAAGCCCATATTCCTCAAGGCTGGACAGCACTCACAGATTTGCAGCTGCAATACCTTTGCGCGCTCATGGCAACGGAAAAATTTACCACCGAAGAGATTCAGCTGCGCTTTTTGCGCCGCTTTGCTTTCCACCGCCCCAACCCTGATATTTGGCCGCTGCTTTCTGCCAATGCTTTGCTGAAGGCGGCCGAAGCGTTGGAGTGGATAGAAAGCCCGCCCGACACGCCCATACGAGTCGAGCGGATCGGGAAGTACAAGGCGGTGGACGCGCATTTGTTTGACGGACGACTCAAATTTGGAGATTACCTGATTTGCGAGAACCTGTTCCAAGGCTGGTTGTCTTCACGAGCCGACGAACCACTTGATCAGATGGCAAGAATCCTGTATCGCACCGAGCAAGAGGAGTATGCCGTCGACATTCGACTTTCGCCCGGGCAGCGCTATGTCGTGATCTTTTGGTGGACGGGGCTGAAAGCCGAACTCGCAAATCGATATAACGAACTCTTCAAGCGATTACAGACCGACGCCGAGGAGTTCGACGACCTTTCACCCGCAGAGCGGCAAAGAGAGAGTACCGACGCGCAAATTCGCGCATTGACAGGCGGCGACATCACGAAAGAACCCGCGGTGATGGACACGGACACGCACAGGGCACTGACTGAACTCAATGCCAAAGCGCGAGAGGCAAGAGAGACGATTCAAAAATTCGGCAAATGAAGATCTACATGAACCGCATGCAGCGCGAGAGTTTGGCCGTAGGCGCGCGCGACACGATTGTAGTAGCCGGACGCGGCACCGGAAAAGGCTTGTTGCAAGCCGCACAGGCGCTCAACGTCATTCAGGCCATGCCGCGCAGCACATCGGCCTATGTAGCCCCCAATGCCATACGCGCCATGACAAACACTTTGCCCTCCATGACAATGCACTGGGAGAGTTGGGGCTATAAGCGCGACGTGCATTGGACGATAGGCAAGCGACCACCGAAGCACTTAGGCTGGGAGAAACCGCTGATTGAGCCACACAGCTGGGAGAATATCATCTCCTTTTACAACGGCTCGATCATTCAAATCATTTCCCAAGACCGAAAAGGCACATCCAACTCAAAATCCTTTGACTTCCTTTTCATCGACGAGGCCAAGTTTATCAAGTTCGAACGACTCAAGGACGAAACATTCTTAGCCAACCGCGGACAGCAACGAGAATTTGGCCATTGTCCGTTCCACCATGGCATGCTCGTTACGTCCGATATGCCAATTACCAAAGAAGGCTCGTGGTTTCTCAACTACGAGGACAAGATGGATCCTGAACTCATCGCCGCGATTGTGGCACTACGAGACGAGCGTTGGAAGCACCTCAATCGAATCAAGCAGTTCGGGGTCGATAGCGTGCCGGACTATTTGCCCAAACGCGTGGCACGCATTGAGCAACAACTTTCGGAACTCCGAAAGCACGCCCTTTTTTATCGCACCTATTCGACGCTGGAGAATATCGAAGTGCTGGGAGAACAATACATCAGACAAATGCAGCGCGACTTACCGCCGCTCGTCTTTCAAACGTCCGTGCTTTGCCGCCCCGTTCGTCTGCTCAAAGATGGTTTCTACTCCTCCATGAAAGAAGAGCACTTGTACACGGCGGCCAACTTCAACTATTTAGACGCGCTGGAATACCAATTCGCCGAACTTGAAAAGGTGGACAGCCGTGTGGACGACGACCTGATACCCGACGCACCGCTGTGTATAGCGTTCGACTTCAATCGCAATATCAACTGGCTGGTGGTGGGACAGGTCGACGAAGAGCTGGGACGCATGAACACCGTCAAGTGTTTTTTCGTCAAGTACGAGCGCAAACTGGTCGAACTCGTCAACGACTTTTGCGACTACTACGAGAACCGCCCCAATAAGGAAGTCGTGTTCTATTACGACAGCACCGCTATTGGCTCCAATTACGCCGTCAATGATATCGACTTTCGCCGCGTCATCGAACAGACCCTCAGAAAACGCCGACGCAGCGTGCAGAGCGTCTATATCGGGCAGCCCATGAATCACGCCGAAAAGCACCTACTCATCAACCGAGGTTTCCAAGGACAAGGACACCTCACACCCTACATCAACGAAGAGAATTGTGCTGATCTCCTCGTTTCGCTCCAATCGGCAGGCGTCTACAACGGCAAGAAAGACAAGCGTGGCGAGAAACTCGCAGAGACAGAGGAAGACCTACTCGAAACACGCACCGACGGTTCAGACGCATGGGACACCTTATATATAGGCTGCGAGCGGTTCCCCCGCCGAGGCGGTGCTCTTATCATCCCCTCATCCAACTGGGCATAACACAACACACCCGACTAACAGTTTGCCACCATGATCAATTTCCACGACTATTTCGCCACGCTTTGCCGACGCAATCGCATGGCAGCCGACCACCAATTTTGCACCGTCTCCTGTTCCGGAATCAATCATTTGGACAGCGTGCTCAACCGTTACGACACGGACGCCAATTTCGTAGCCGTCGACGACGTTTGCGACGAGGCCACCTTTCGCGATAGCGGCGGCTGGTTCAAACGAAAGGCCTACACCGTCTTTCTCCTCATGCGCTACGAGCACGACGACGAAGCAGACCGACAGCGCAAGATGGATATTTGCCGCGAACTCCTTAGGCAGTTCCAATCGGGACTGCTCAACGACGCACCGCTCTTCGTCAAAGAAGGCTTGTATGTGCAGATGGACAACATCCGTTCGCGAGAGATGGGGGGCATTTTCCTCACAGACTGCACCGGGCTCTACTTCATGTTCTATGTTGATGAACCGGTGAGTATCGTTTACAACCCCGAAGAGTGGATAGAAGAGTAGAGATGAAGCAACCCGAAGAGAAAGATTTTACCACCTTTGCCCGGGAGTGGCATGATATGATGGTGAAGATCTGGACAGATCGTATTCAGACCATGGACATCCACCGCACCGGCACATTGCAGCACAGCGTGCACGCGCAAGGGCTTAGTGTCGACGCCGAAGGCTTTTCCATGCACGCGGCTTACCGCTTTGTAGAATATGGCATTTACGTCGACGCCGGCACGGGTAACGGTTACAGCCGGGGCAATGGCGGTGACCTCAAAATCTTAGACCCCGTGGTGCGCGCACAACTAGGGCTCGGGGAGCCGAGACAGAAACGACCGTGGTTTTCCGTTTCGTGGGAGATTTCCAAAAAAGTGCTCAGCAGGAGATTGACGTACGACATCGGAAATGAGTTTACCGGTATCTTCGACTCATTAAAAGACAATCGCTGAAAACGATTTTGACGATTTAATTTGGGAACAAGTGGGGAAAATCGTATTTTAGCCAAACAGAATTTCAAAACAAAGTCATTATGATCAGCGATTATTTCTTCTATTTGGCCTGTGTGATTGGTTTCTTGCTCATAGTACGTGTCTTATACGTATATGAGAAAGACTATGAGCAATTCAAAAAAGAACTTCCTGAAATCGTAGAGAAAGAACAGCATGAAAAGGCGGTCAAGAGAGCCGTCAGGGAACGATATAAGCGAATTGAAAGCGAAGCCTTTCGGAAATACCCCGGACTGGGAGGGAACTATCTGAAAAGACGAGACTACATCAAAAGAAAGTGGAGAAGAACAGGAGGCTGATTTTGTCATTTTCTATTTTTACGCATAGCGGTATCTTTGACGCAAAAGGTCAAGATACCGCTTTTATTTTTCCAGTATGGTAGAAAAGGACATCAAGATTATCGAACTCCACGTCAACGACAACGACGCAAAGGAGAATATTGAGCAACTCCGAAAGAAGGTGGAGGAACTCAACCAACAGCGAAAGACCGCCGAACGAGAACTCAAAGACAGTCGCACCACCGACGCGCAACGTCAGCGCGCCAAGGAGAGAATCAAGGAAATCGTCTCGGAACTCAAAAAGAACACCCGAGAGTTGGAGCGCTCCGAGAACCGCGTGCAGGCGCTCACTGAAGGTTTGCGCCGCATGGACAAGCAGACTCCGAAGGAGCTGCAAAAGACGATTCGCCAAATCAACGCGGAACTCAATTCGGGCGCCGTCAAACGCGGATCGGAGCAGTGGGACGCCTACACCGAGGCGCTCAAGAGTGCCAAGAAGGAATTGCAGGATATTCGAAAACAGCAAGAAGTAGAAGAGGACAAGAGCTTTGGAGATAAGATCTCTGATTTCGGCAACAAGTGGGTGGGAACAGTCGCATCCATTGCTGGCGGCATGGAAATCTTTGACAACGCCAAACAGTGGGTGAGTAGTTTCGTCAATATGTACGCCGACATGAAGGAACACATGAGTGGCGTATCGAAATACACCGGGCTGGCAGCAGAGGCGGTGGACGAACTCAACGAGGCGTTCAAGAAGATCGACACCCGAACACCACGAGAGAAACTCAACGACTTAGCCGCCGACGCCGGACGTTTGGGCATTAAGGGCACACAGAACATTCTTGACTTTGTCGACGCCGCCGACCAAATCAATCTCGCTTTGGGTGAAGATTTGGGCGAGGACGGTGTGAAGAACATTGGTAAGCTCACACAGCTTTTCAGCGATGGACGTGCCATGGGACTCAAGAACGGTATGCTCGCAACCGCGTCTGTCATCAACGAACTGGCACAGTCCTCATCGGCGGCAGAACCCTATCTTTTGGAATTCACCGCGCGTTTGGCCAGTATCGGGAACACGGCCAATATGGCACAGTCTGATATTACTTCGATTGCAGCCGTTTTGGATCAGGGCATGGTAGGCGTCGAGAAAGGCGCCACCGCCATGCAGAACGTATTGACGGCTATCTACAGACGACCCGCCAAGATGGCAAAGGCCGCCGGACTCGACGTGAAGAAATTCACCGAACTCGTCAAGACCGACGCCAACGCCGCGCTCTTGCAGTTTATCGGCGCGCTCAAAGACGCACGCTCTTTGGAGAACATCGCGCCCATGCTCGAGGAAATGAAGCTTTCGGGATCGGGAGTGACGCAGACGCTCGCAACTTTGGCCAACGGGCTCGACAACCTCAAAGCCACGCAGCAGCAGGCAGCACTCGCATTCTTGGAACACACATCGGCCACCAAGGAAGCCGAAGCGGCCAACTCCACCGTGCAGGCACAGCTCGAAAAAGCGCAGAAGGCCTACAAAGATTTGGCCGTCGAACTGGGTGGACACTTGGAGCCCGTGGTCAAACACATGGTTTCATCCACCGGACTCATGGCAAAGGCGCTGCTCTATGCTATTCGGTTCGCCGTAGAGCACAAAAGAGCCCTCATCACTTTGGGCGTAGCCATGGCGGCTTATACGACCGGACTGATCATTACAACCGCATGGGAGAAACGTTTTTGGGTGGCAAAAGCGCTGAATCTTGTTGCAGACAAAGCAGCGGCCATGTGGACGGCCATAAAAATGACGGCTATCATGGCATGGAATGCGCTGCTGGCACTCGTGACGTTGAACACCGAAAGAGCGGCAATAGCTCAGATTATATTCAATCGAGCCATGGCAGCCAATCCCATCGGTTTGCTGCTGGCTGGTATTGCAGCTTTAGTTACACTTCTCATCACGTTTGCCCAAAAAACCGAGGATTTGACGCAGAAACGTTCGGTGCTCAACGACGTGCAGAAAGAGGCCGTGAAGAAAGCCACTGAGGAGATCGAGGTAGTCAAACGACTCCACCAAATCATTCGCAACAGCAATGAAGCATACGACACCCGACGTAAGGCGATTGAGCAGTTGCAAAAGATGGTACCGGGCTATCACGCCTCATTGACCAAAGAGGGGAAATTGACCGAGCGCAACACCAAGGCGATTGCTGAGTATATCCGATCATTGCAAAACAAAGCCCTGGCTGAAGCCGCCTACGATAAGCTGGTGGAACTGCAAAAGGCACGAATTGAGCAGCAGATGACAGTCGACCGAAAGAAGTACAACATCCGAGCCGTTGATAGAGAACTGAAAAAGAAACAATACGAATCAAGGACGCAGCGGGCTGTCATGTATTCTCCCTCAACAGAATCAACATATCCAATAGATCCAATAGAATACGAAGGAAATGAATTGCGTACTAAAAAACTCGGAGAGCGCCAAAAACAAGTCGACGCCCTCAATTCCGCGCAAACTGAGTTGAACGAAACCACCAAGCAAATCAATCAGCTCAACAACTTTGTCCAAGGGAACAACGAGGTCAAGAACTTTTACGGCAAACTCATCAATCAGAAGGCCACCGACTTCTCCACCGACGACACCGGAAGCGGCACCTACACACCACACGGCACCACCGACGAGAAGAAAGGTTCGAAGGTAGACAAGCTCAAGAAGAAGGAACTCGAAGACGGAAAGAAGTTCATCGTCGAGGTAGACAAGCAGCACCGCGAAGCCAACGACAAGCTCAAGGTGCAGTTCGCGCAAGGGCTCATCACCACCGAAGAGTACAACAACGCCGTGGCGAAGAACGACGAACAAGCCCTCAAGCGCAAGCGCGATTTCTACACCCGCAATCTCGATCAGCGGCAGAAGTGGCAAGACGAGCTCAACAAGCACGCCGACAAGGAGAAGAAGCGCACCGAGGACTGGTCGATTGCCGAAATCGACAAGCGCCACAAAGCCGAACTCGACGCGCTGGAACACAAAGAGGCCGAGGGGCTCATCACCACCGAGGAGTACGAGAAGCAGCGCGACCGCCTCACACTCGAGCACCTCAAAGCCCGAGCCGACTATTACAAGCAGTGGGGGCGCGTCGACGACTACGAGAAGGCCGCCGCGGCACTGCAGGAGGAGGACAACAAGCAGCGACTCGCACGAGAGAAGAAGTACCAAGAGAAGCTCAAGCAGCTCCGAAACGAGTATCTCAAGAAGAGCGCCGGCGAACTCTTCCAAGAGGAGATGAAGGTGATCTCCGAACTCCACACCCGCAAACTCATCTCCGAAGAGGAGTATTTGCGCTTGCAAGCGGCTTTGCGGCTCAAGTATCAAGGCGACGACGGCCGCGGCGGACTCATCGCCGAGGAACGCCAAAAGCGCGTCGACGAGTTCCTCACAACGGCGCGCCACAACGCGAGCGGCGAACTCGGAACGCCGCGCGACGACAAGGACGAGAGCAGCCATACCGCCGGCACCAATGCTTTCGGCGTTTCCGAACTCGCAAAGAGCGCCCTCAAGTTGCGCACACACGCCGCCACCTACGACGCGCTCAAACGCATGCGCGACAAGGACAAAGAGCACGCGCTGGAATACGCCGCCGCATTCAAGCAGCTCGACCGCGAACGCTTGCAGGGCATCACCGACGCGGCTGCCGCGGCTTATGCCACCTTTGGCGCCGTCGTGTCCACATTCGGCGACTTGCAGCGCGCCGAGGGCGAGGCGCAAGTGGCACGCACGGAACGAGAGTACGAGGCCAAGATCAAGGCCGCAGAGGGCGACAACGAGCGCACCAAACAACTCGAAGCCGAAAAGCAGGCAGCCGTCGCAAAGATCAAGAACGAGTACAACCGCCGCGCCACCGGCGTGCAAATCGCACAGGCCGTGGCAGGCGGTGCCATGGCAGCCATCAACGCCTACTCATCGGCAGCTGC